AGGGTCGGCATAATAACTGACCATAGTATTCAGCACAAATTGACTCGGGACAAGTATGCCATTAGATTGGTGTATTTGTTGGCGAAGCAAGGTGATGTTTTGATTCATGCGATTGTAAATAAGCGGGGAAATAATCAATTTTTCTCATTGATGACCCGCGCGCAAGAAAGACTTATTAAATTACGCGATAAGCTTGGTAAAAGAAGTGAGGCACCACTTTTGAGATTTAACCCATACTGCTTTTACATGTATGGCTCAACTCAAATTGGTAAATCATATCTTTCATCAACTATCGCTGATATTTTAGGACAATTTTGCAACAACAAGGCCGTTTTTACCGTGCCTGAATCTGAAGCTTATTGGGAAACGTTCAATTATGAAGGAATCATAGTATTTGATGACTTTATGAGGACGCAGACCACTGAGGCTACAGATTCAGATTGCGCAAGGATGGCTGGACTAAAAGGACAAGCCGAATTCGTTGTGCCTAGAGCGTTTGAGGAGAAGGGACAGTTAGCTCACCCAGAGTTAATTGTCTGTGCTTCGAATCATTCTGCACCTAGACATAATAAACTAACAAATCATGAACTCGTTTGGAGTCGAAGAAATGCTTTATATAAAGTTACAGTTGACTTTAGTGTGAAAGGCAAGGACGGAAAACCCATTTTCGCCATTTGCAAGGATCACGAAGCAACCAGCTTTTCATTTGGGTGTCCCTCATGTCTTGAACACACAGACATGGGCGCACTTGATCAATTTCAGCATCTTCGATTTCAAAAACAGGATCCACGTGTTGAGCGTGCTACAAATTTTGGAGGCGTGCTTTTATGGCCAGAGTTTAAGGAGCAACTCGTACATGAAGCAAGTGTCTATTATAAGCAAGCGCGTTTATCGTTAGAAAAATCTCTGCAAGGTTTGAGAGCGTCTACTGGGGATGAAACTTTGGATAATACCATTTTTCCAACAGACCCATTCGATGAACTTCAAGCCCTGGTTACTGGACCATTATTTGACAAAGTAATGGAACAACTTGATCAGACTACTGTAAAGGCGTCTATGTTCAAGGGTACTAGAAATTTCTTCAAAAGTTTAGTTGGTCTTGAAATCCCCAGTGAAGAAGTGAGTGAAGCAATTTGCTTGCATGATTTAATTGAGGACTGTAGACCAACATTTACTGAAGATGGATATTTCTGGCACATACCAGATACATTTGGAGAGGTTATTCTAACAAATAAGCCGTGTTCAGATTCTTGTAATTGGAAATACCTGGAGAAAGAATATTTGACAAGGTTGTCACGTGAACATGGTAATGAACGTTACTTCCCATTGAAATATATGGATGATTTTGACGAGAATTTAACCAGATTACGTGAGGAAATTGAAAAAGAAGCTTTGGCACAACCATGGTATTCCAAATACAAGATTCTGTTATCGGTACTAGCAGCTGCAACAACTGGCATAGCCGCATTTTATACATATAGAGCTTTAACTAGTGAATCTGTAGAAAAGCCAGCAGTGAAAGTAATTGCATCATTAGGGGGTGCATATGCAAGCGGTGACATTGAGAAAAGCTTTGTTAAGAAAATGAAACAGACCAAGAAAATGGCCAAAAGACAAATGAAGGCGTTACCATCTATGGACACATCCGAACTGGATAGTCTTATAAAGTGTTATCGCCGTAGTTTGGTCACAATGACAACTAAGGGATCTGTGGGTACAGCTGTTTTAATATCAATAGCACCTAACATTTATCAAACCCAAATACATTCTTTTTGCACTGTTGTTAGAGCATGTCAAGATAATTTGCTCCCTAGTTTTAGGAACAATGAATTTTGTGATAAGGACTGTTGTTTCATACCCAACCAAGATGGTAAACACGTTAAAGGTGAAGGAACCAAATTGTTTGGATTTGATATGGCAAACGCTACAACAACTGAAATAAACAATTCGCATGGAGCAAGATGTATAAGGAGGACAAATGATAAGTATCCAATTGTCTTAACAAAGAATGACAAAGGAGGTGGTAAAACAACAATCAATATCGGACTGGACGAACTTTTTGCTATGAACAGCAATGTTTTTGGAATTTTTGGTGATGGCTCAGACGTCTTGACGGTGGCCTTAAACATTGAAAATTTTAGAACATCAAATATTGGCAAATATTTATTATCAGAGGCTCAGACGGAGTATATTGGAGAAGATTCATTCAATATGATATATCACAATTGTACTGAAACTCAGATCGAGCCTTTTAAGGCTAAAAGAGTTAGAGAGTTTAGCAGCACTTTAATTTACGAGAAAGAGAGTTTAGAACATTGGAGTTATGAAGATAGAATGGAAGTAAATCTCCATGGTTACGAAGCCATGAATACCATTGGTAAAAACGCACAAAGTTCGTGTGGATCGATATTGGTTGATTTAATCACCCTTAAAATTGTCGGAGTAGTGAGTGCTTCAACTGATGCAAGTATTTACTTTAATGTAATATCCTTGGATCAGTTGGAGGAATCTCTCTTGCATGATTATGTTTTCAAGAACAGCAAAGGACAAGCGGTGGCGATAAGAGCGAAACCAGTTTCAACGATGGTTCCAATTCCGGAAGATATTGGACAAACGTTTGGAGCTACGGCGTCTATGATGGTTTATCATTCAGTTAAAACAAAGATAAAGAAAAGTGTTTGTCATGAGGTTTTTGGTCCTGTTACGTACTCCTGCTAATCTTAGTCAGGATGGTGATAGAGGACAATTGGCCTTTTGTAAGGGACTTTCCAATTACGTTCCACATTTGCCGTTACCTTTAGTAGATCGAAATGAAGCGAAGGAGGATTTGATTGCTTTGTACTTGGACAAGTGCAGGCCTACAGATCACGTTTACTCGAAGCGGACGTTGAATGAAGCAATATGTGGAATAACCGGAAGAATAGCCCCACTTGTGATGGCTACTGGACCAGGTTATCCGTGGTGTTGTGATAAGGATACAAAAAGGAAATCGGATTTGATTGTGAAGGACACTGATGGAAAGTTGATTGAGATAGATAAAAATCTTCTTGATGTGATAACTGAAAATGAACTAATCATGGAAGGAGGAAAGTTTCCACTTACCATATACCAACTGTCGCTTAAAGATGAGAGATTGCCAATCGAGAAAGTTAACAATGTTCGATTAATACAGGGTAGTCCACTTGATGCTACAATTTCGACGCGCAAATATACAATGGACTTCAACGTCACGTTTGTGGATAGTAGAGATGGATTGGAACATTGTGTTGGTATAAATCCTGCTTCTATGGAGTGGGATAAACTAGCACGAAGTCTAATCGATTTTTCACCACATATATGTGTTGGAGATTACAGTAAATTTGGGCCTCGGCTTTGTAATTATTTTGTGGAAAACTCGTATGAATTGATAAATTGTTGGTATGACGAACATGTACCATATGATGGTGAATTAGAAAAGCACCGTGTTGTGAGAACTATGCTTGGGAAACGAGCTATAAATTCTTTTAATGCGCTGTACAATATTATTGTCCAGGTGGCCTGTGGAAGTCCGTCTGGTGCTATAAATACTGTTATAATCAATTCATTATGTAATATGCAATATATTCGTTGTGCTTGGTTGGGAATTATGAAAAAACATAAGCCTCAAGAGAGTTCACTACGACATTTCAAGAAGTATGTTTTGTTTTATTGTTTTGGAGATGACGTTATCTTTGCTGTGAAGCCAGAGGTGATCGATCTATTCAATAATCAAACTATCTCAGAATATTTTGCACTTTATAACATCAAGTACACTGATGTGAATAAAGGTTCTGAGATGCGTAAGTACTGTACCCTAGAGGACGCTACTTTTCTGAAATGTGGTTTCAAAAAGATCGAAACCAAACAGCCTGGTGGTACCTGGATATGTCAACCTTCAATGGGCGATGTGTTAGATACAATGAACTGGGTTCGCAAACCAAAAGGAATGAAGACTGGATCTGATGATTCAGAACTTCTCATCCGCGCCGCCTTAAACAACTGTGAAGATTCAATTCGGAAAATGTGGTTTTATGGAAAGGAAATTTTCATGGAAAAACAACAGTTGATAAGGAAATGGTGGAAAACAAATTATCCAGATGCAACTTTGATGTATTATGATTATCATAGTCTCGGTCGCGACTACGGAATACCGATAGCGGATCCGTGGGAGACTGTTGATGACAATAATTATATCTTAGGAGTACTGAGGAGCATAAACAATGGTGCGCTGCCAGAGACAGCCCAGAG